TAAGGCGAACGAATAAGGTCTGGTGGGCGCGCTGATATTTATACCCGACCGTTAACGCTCCACCTTTACTTTTTTCATAGGGAGATGATTGTTGGCAACCATCATGCTACAGCATTCATGTCCGTACCGGTGCCGGTCGCCACACCTGTACCTGGCACACACATAATACACTGTGATTCATGCGCGCCTTTTTTTTACCAGACCGCTTTCGGTACATCTTGCCAGAACTTGTGAATACAAAGGTAGTCATGTTCTCTGTTCCTCTGCCAAGTTGGAAAGGAACGATAACGGTCCCTTGTCAAAACACGCGTTTTTAAGAAAAAAACAAGTAAGCCGGATTCCTACCGTCCTATCTGTTCCGGAGCTGGCGCAGACTAAGCCCCAGGTGCGGAGTGAAGTAGGCGAGGCTTACTAGTCACCTACTTAGTCATGTGGAGAGGGGGCAGGAGACAGGAAGAGAGCAAAACAACTTTAGAATACATTTAAAGCCGAATAAATACTTTATTTAATATATTTTTCAAGTACAGATAGGCTTCACATTAACAGGAATATGGTATTCACAGTTACAGATGTCACATTTTACAGGGATGTAAACATAAACAGTTATCAGAATATTTATAAATACATAAAATAAGACACAACTAACTAATACAGAGTAGCACCTACTTTCCTACAGTTCTACGGCGGCGCTTAACGGTCCTAGCTGTGCTGGTAGATGTAGAGCCTGTGGAAACATCGCGAATTGGTCTTTTAACAGATGTACGCACAGAACTGCGAGCCCCTGTCTGAAACAAAAACTTCCTTCCCAGTGGGAACTGATCAAGGTCCTGGGAGAACCTCTCAGTGAGATCTACCTCCCAAAAAACAAGTCCTTTATATGGATCCTCCTTTTCCTTGGGAGGGTTCTGGTCAGGACATCTGGTGGCCAAGGAATTAATGAACCTATAATCATCAGTAATTGCCTGTTGGGGTGGAGGTACGAAGCCCAAGTTCCAGTCCTCAAGAATGTCAGGGTTCATTGTATTAATATGAGCAAGCACATTGGGCTGCAGTGGAACTTTACACACCTGTAATATGAGTGACAGCTCAAACTGTTCTACATGGCGCAAATACTGTTTAAAGTTTTGGGAGTCATACACATCAGGTGATGGTGTTGTTGTTTTCTGTGAGATGGTGAAGTTGGTGTTACGAGTGTTATCCACCATGGTTACAAACAGCTCATTGCTCCAACACACACCGTTGTTATTACCCTGAGCTCGCTGCAGCCAAAAAGGTCTGTTGAACAGCTGACCATCACTAGATACAAGAGACCCACTAGGGGTCCCAAAGTACACAGATGGCCCAGCAACCTTCTGATCCTGTGTGCTATCCGGTGCATAATAAAAATCACCAGGTGAGACAGCATTTGGCATGGGTTCCCCAACAACACCGTTTCTGGTAAAGTAATGGCGCGCATACAACTGCTCACGCCTGCCAAAAAAGAACAAGCTGTTTCCATAAACCTCATTAGTCATCTTTAGAAAATCTGGCCATTTGCACTTTGTAGCAACTATATCCAAGGGGGCCCCACTTTTGTCTTGCTGCAAAGCCTTGAAATTCATGTTCCCGAAACCGATATCACACATATCCCCGTCCTCAATAGTACTATTAACAAGTTGAATGGGGGGGCAATCCCCAGCCTCCAAAGAACCGCAAGCTCTAGCTACATCCCAGTGCTCCCCCGTGCAAGGTACACAGCCCACAATAAACATCTGGGTCTGCTTAGGATCCATAGATGTGTTTTGCCTATTATCCTTAGAACCCGCTTGGTATTTGTTCGGATTCTCAGTGTCTCCCAGTTTGTTAAACAGCGGGTGGCCAGTAGTGCCTATCCCGAGAGGGCCACCTCTACTAATCTCCAGGCCTCTGAGACGCCACACCAGCCTTTCCTTTTCAGGGTTGTAGAAATCATCCCTTGGAAGGGCAAACCGATTAGGGTCAGGGAACTTCAGCCTGAAGACCCTGTACTGATTGCCAGAAACTTTGGGAACTGTAACCTTGTCATTATCCTTGATCTCGAAGTAGGGGTGACCCACAGTAAGCAATCTTTCGGTCATGGCATGACAGTAGAGTCCAGTAGGCACTACATATTCGTCTGTATTTTGGACCCTTGCAACTGGAGCAGTTGGAGGTAGGTAAAGCTTCCCATTCTGGGGCGTCCACATAGCCATCTGCAAAACATTAACGAATAACATGCTTGCGTTTACGTTTTCGCAAACTGGGGTGCAGATAGAAATCAGCAAAATCATCAAAATAAATCACTGTACGTGCGGGAATAATATCTGAAGGTAACACACTATCACCACTTGCATTTGGGTACCAGATGTGGGTTCCCGTGTTTATATCGGGTGTGTATGTGCCTGGCAACACAACATCTGACAGTTCAGGCAAGGTAAACCTACTGTTTCCATTTGCAAAGGATATCTCTAATCTGCTATTTGAAAAGTCAAAACTCTCATTGTCAGCAAGTTCCATGGGAATAGGCTCAATTCCACCTTCCTCTATAAAACTTGACTCACCCAAGCCATCTATCATCTCCTCCATCCCAGACACCTCCCCCAGGGTTGGCAGTTCTATATCCTCAGCAACAATGGGTGATAAATCCGTAAAGTAGTGCACCCTCCCCCCTATCTGTAATCCGCTCCGGGTTCTAATAGTTCCCCTTTGTCCAAATCTGCTGACGCGTACAGTCCCATCAGTTAATTGAGTTGTTGTCTGTCTGCCAAGCCTGACAATATCCATGAAATCTGGATCTGGTGCAGCTAACACACCAGGGCCTTGCTCAAACACTAAAGTTTCATCTATGTCAGCACCCTCAAAGGCGGGATTTTCAAATGTTACCGCCCGCCTAGGGGCAGACAGGAACTGTTCCTGATTGGACACCCGCACTTGCTGAACACGCCTATTATATAGGTGTCTGAACCTATCAGCAGCCCTCTGTAGGGGTCCCCGAGGGGTACTCGTACGAGGCTCCTCAATGTCAAAGTCCCTGATTCCTCCACTAAAGGTGTCCAGCTCTATCTCCTCGAAAGGAACAGGAGGCTGATCAAGCACCTCCTCTGGGAGGGGCCTACCCCCTATAATAATAGCCGTGTCAATCTCATGGCCACTCGCGACAGTTCCACTGCTATCCCCGAGAATAAACCCGCCACCCTCACCTAATCCCTGGGAGGGATGGGAAACAGACACATATGAGGGATTATTATGGGTGCTACGTGTGATGGTCACTCTCCGAGGTCCTGAAGGGGCAGGCTGGACATCTATAACAGCAGTATCATGTGTAGTTATAGTACTACCACTACTGACATTTATGTCTGATACAGAGTCAGTGCCTGAGGTTACATCAACAGTGCTTATATCAGGCCCAGGGGGGGGCACTTCAGGACCCCCATTTATGGGTACATCAGGGGTGGCTTCCAGAAGCGGAACTATACTAGACTCCCCAGGCCCAACACTGTCAATAGGTACTATATCCCCAGGTCCCACGGGCTCCACCACGACTCCAGGCCTCATAACCGTGCCTGTGCCTGTTATTCTGCCCCCTGCCGGATTAATAGGTCCATAGCCAGTAGTACCTCCAGAACCCCTTCCGGTACCAATACCTAGTCCACCAAAGTATAATATGCTACTAAAGACCTTCAGAAGTCTGTCTGCAAGTGTGTTTCCTTCAACTTTATTGACTACATCTGGTGGACAGTTTCCAGTGACCTGACATTGTCTGTACAAGTTTGAAGCAGAGTCTCTTTTGGTCCTCCTGGACCGGGTTGCAGATACCATTTTGCAGGTGTACAACACAATACAATACAATACAATACAGACACTACAGATATACAATACAAAGGTCTGGATGGTGTTACACTGTCACAAGCCCTCAAAATTACCCTTATAATATACAGAGCCCTTTGGTATGGGTACAGTTTTCAGGAACACATCTCTTTGTTGTGAGTCAAGGAAAGCCACAAGCATGTTAGTAACCCCCCCACTATCCCTATCCTCCACCCAGGAAAAGGCAGTGCTAATCTTAATAAATGGTCTAAAGTGCCTACGTCGCAATCTATTTCTCCAGCATTTTAAGGTATTAGTCGGACCTTTAAGCAGTATTACGGGAGGATCGCAATGGACAGGATTTGGGACGCGTCTCTGACAACTTCTTTCAGATCCTTCAGGTCTTCTTCCAATTTCTTCAGGACTGGGCCGAGTCCCTTCGGGGGTTCGTTCTCCTTGTCCGAGTCGTCCTCGTCGACCGGACGTGGGTTGGGGTCGTTCTGATGGTCGCGCTCGTCTATTGGGGGTTCGAATAGTCTCCGTTGAACACGGTGAGGATCTCCTCCTTTTGTGGCAAGGCTCGTCGAGTCCTTGTTCGTTTTCTTTTGTGGTGCTATCAGGGGAAGAGGTGAAAGTTTGCAGTTTATATCTCACAGTCCAGAAATCACCACCAAATGTCTTAGAGTCCTCATCAAACTGATGATAGTAAACTCTGACACCACTGTGGTCCACATAGTACACCCCATAATAGTCCACCACACTCATGTGCTTGTGCCATTGTCCATCCTCATCCTGAGTGTACACGCACCCCCACACCATATAGGAGACACTGTTGTCCGGATCGCTCCCGAAAGTCACCTCAGCCTCAGAGCCCTTTTTTTTAAAGGTATACTCAGGGCTGGTTCGTTCGTACATCTCTAGGCTCGTATCTGCCATAGTCCACGGCTCAGAGCCAAAGCTGGAGTCCTGCAGACTGCTGAGAACCATCTGCATATGTATGGCCTTTTTTGCCTTACTCTCAGCACCCACTGATGAGGGTACTGAATGTAGTCCGAGCTTATTACGGCCACTCTGCCGCGCACAATACTCTAGGGCACCTTCTGCCCTTATTAGCTCCCAATATTTTACATGGTCAGCAAGATCAGTACTGCCTTTCTCGTATAGACTCAGTATCTGTTCTTGCACTGCATCGAAACGAGCTTCCAGGGAGTTCATTTTCGCCCTCTTCCTCTTCGATGCCTAATTGTTTAGCAAGCCTTGTAAAGAAAGATTTCCAATTAGCAGCATGTAATGGAAATTGTGGGTGGCCATCATTATTGAGCGGCATAGGCTTTTCGAATGCGAAGCACTGTAACCTACTATGAAGGTATTTATAGTTATCATTGTGCATCACATCTACATTAGTGGTTATTAGTAGCGGGGGCAGCTTTAGTTGCAAAGGCGCCCTGTGCTTCATGTCCACCTGCATGGGGTTGCCATCTAAAGCATTCCGCATGTAAATGTCCATGAATGTCCAGCAAGCATTAGTAGCATCATCTAGAAAACCCATTTTAGCGTCTACTAGTGGCTGTAGCCAGAACTGACTCTTACTATTCATAAATGAAATGACACGACCATGAAGAAATGTGTTCAGAGAATTACAAAAGTATGATTTCCCAGTATCTGGGGGCCCACTAATAACGAGGCAGTGTTTTTTAGGAGTACCTTTAAACATATGTCTAAGTGCTGTGAGGAATAAAACCATATTCACTTCCTGATATCTCAGAAATCCTGCTATGGTCTTCCAATCTCCTTCCCCTTCACAGTCATCACAGCATTTCCTGACCCACTGAGCCATTGTCATGTCCCTCATCTCCTGCCTTTTGTAGAGTCTAACCATTGCACAGCAGTCCCTTACATGCTTAACCTGGTTTGTACACTTTAGCCATGCCTGGGCATTTGCATCTGTCTCTGCCTCACAAGCATACCGATAGGCTATCTCTGACTCTTCTATGAGCTGGTTGTCATAAGCCCATTGTACCATCTTGCTGAAGTCAAAGGTTTCTGCCCCTGCTTTCTGATGTTCAAGGATAGTTTGCTGTGCTATCCATGCTGGCGTCTGGCCATAGTATCTAGACACTGCGGCGCCAAACAGTACCTTCTTATAGAAGAACAATGCAGCTAATGTACTTCTATGATTAGGCGGATCCGCCATAATCAGCTTTTCATCTAATCCTAACATGGCGGCCATCTGCTTCCGGAGCGTGTTCCGGCTCTTACCTACCTTGAATTCAAACAGTATTATATCTACCCTCCGCTCCCCTGCATATCCTGTTACTGTTTGAAAATAGTCACATTGTGGTTTTAGGACCTCTAAAAGTGCCTCCAGAAGGGGTTCCCTAGCACCGAATACGGTAGTTACCCAGTTTACACTACACGTCTTATCACTCTTAAAAGACCGTGTAAGGTCGCTGAAACTAACACTGAATGCATCCTTAAACCTGGCTAGACTAGCGGCTACTCTATTGCTCATGCGCAGGAGGTCATCCGAGGACAGAGAACCGCTTGTGGTAGTGGTACCGCTGTCGGTTGACCCAGACATACACATAGGTACCTCTGCCGTCTCCGGAGTAGTATTTTGAGTTTCATTTCCTATGCCACTGTCCTCGAAGAGCCGTCTCCTGCTCTGCTTCCCTTTGGGCGAGATACTGCATGAATGCAATCTAGGGCTTAAGCTTTCTATTTCCAAGGAATTCCCTTTCCTAGGAGTTGCTGCATACTTTCGCTTTAAAGCTGCAATATGCTGATCATCCTCTGAAAATAACTGCTGCGTAAACAGTGCCAGGTGATTACCCCTGTCAACCTCGTCCACCTCCTCATTGTCTAAGAATGAACCCTGGGTACTCTGCTCAAACAGTGCCTCAAAGTTATCTAGTGGTGACCCATCCTCACATTCTGCCTCATCTTCTATAAAACACCATCCAGTACCTTTATTTACGGCGTCCATTATTGCGCTTTCGCAGAAGTCTGTCCTTAACGCACCCGGGACAAAGGAAGTCGAAGTCCTCTGTGAGGAGCTCCTCAAAGAGCTTCAGAGAGTCACAACCGGCCACGACAATGAATCTCAGCACAGTGTCACAGGAGTAACAGGTGGTTGCTACCCTGTAGGGATCTACCTCCAGCTCCACCTCCTCTCCTAATGAGTCGGGTGACAGCGACGATGACCCAACATCGGGCTGGTCAGCAGGAGGTACGTGCGCAGCAAGCACTTCTAAATCAACAAGCTCAATATCTCTAAGGGTGGGTACTGGGCCCAACATTATAGCTCCTTGCAGAACTTGCAAGTGCCTCTCCAAGTGTGGCGCACGAGATTAAAAGGCTGATGATCCGCCTTAGCTATTAACTTCTCAGTTGCTGACAACAATCCCAGGCAAGAAACACACCTTACAGTAACATGCACAATGTGCTTGCCAGTCATAGCCTCAACAAAATCAGCCTCCCCAACACATACAGAATACTTCCTAGCCTCCTCCTTTGCAAGCAAGCGTCTACATTGTATGCAAGCACCAGCAAAAGCAAAGTCTTTAACAAGCACCTTCAGTTGAGATACCGCAAATCGAGCCCTGTCTGCAAAATCCAAAGGAGAATCACAAAAAGCGCAAAGTAAAGTAAAAGCAGCGAGATCAACATTTAGGTATCTGAGTATCTCATCCAGGGTATAGCTCCGAGCACTATCCAT